TCCATACGTGGGTAATTGAGTCAGCTATGATAATTGAGCAATCTCTCTCAGCTTCACGCCAAAAACCCATCAGGTCTTTTAGTGCTCGACTCTCATCGTAAACAAGGAAGTCAATTCCAGCCTTCTCAAAGAACGGGATTATGTATGTTGCAGCTGGTTCAGTATCAAACATGGCAACTGGTTTTTTCAGGTTGTACGTCTGCCAAAGACCAATGGCGATTTCAGTTGCCGTGCGTGTCTTTCCTGAGCCTGCATCACCATAGATGCCTATTTTTGCGTATGCCTGTTTGCGCTCTGCGCGTTTTAAGTAACTCATGCTGCTTCCCCAAATGTATGACGGCGCAGGAATATGCCGATTGCATGCTCAACCTCAACGCGCGGTCTGAATATGTCCCACATAACCTCGCCAGCTAATTCCTGATAGTTGCAGTCGTCTTCGCCTAGCCATTCAACGGCTGCCTTGGTGTGATCATCAGGCCTATGTGATTCAAGCATGTTGAGCACCGGCCGCATGTTTGCGCACAGCATCTCAACCTGCTTATCAATTGCTGCATTGTCATCGTCGTTAAAGCTCGCGATGATTTGCTTAATCTCTGTTTTGTCTGTCATCGTCAGGCGCATCTTCTGCATCCTCTTTCTGCTGTTTCAACATGTCCTGCATAAGGCGGACAAAGGCATCATCTGACCAGTTATCTGCAATGCTCATGATTTGCGGTACCACGGCATATTGACTGCGGTCTTAATGGCTTCATGAGCCTCCTGCCACATGCGGCCATCTCCGAGATAGCGAGCTATAACCGCTTTGCTCTGCGCTGCCTTGAGAGCGCTGTGATTTACTGTTGAGTTCCGCATAACGCCTCCAGTGACTTTCTGGCGGCCTCAATGGCCTGTTTGATGATTCGGTCGAGTTGTGTTTCAGAATGGCGGCCAGCAATAGGCCACCCTGCAATGGCTAATTGCATGGCGTGCTCCTGTGGTTTAATTGGCATAGCGAAAACACCTCGAATGAAGTGCTATGGATATGCGGTTAAAAAAATGCCCGACATAAGCCGGGCAAAGATGACAACAAGGGGGTATTAATCAGAACATCATCAAAGTCTCCTTTGGATGATGTGGTGCGGTATTACACCCAATAGCTAACTCAGAGAATTAGCTATCAGCTGCTATTCGCGCGCTTTAAGCATTGCATCAGCGATGGCGTATGCACGAGTTGCAATGTTCACTACACTTTGTAATGGGTCTGCCCCAGACAGTTCACCCTGCATAGCCTTTGCAGCGAAGTAATCTCGCAAGGTCATTCCACCTGAGCTAATTTCTTTTCCATGCATGTGACCATTGTCGTCGCGCTCCACGATTGAATCACACGGGAAAGCTCGACCACCTTTTTGAAGATTCTCCATCAATCTTCCCCCAGAGCCTTGCTGATGGCTGCGCGAGCCATGGCTACATCTTCACTGTGCAATTCACAATTACCGTCATCGTGATAGCTGATGATCAACTGAAGTGCCGCGAGCAAATCAGGAGCTGCAGCTATCAGGTTCTTGTTTGCTTTACTGGTCATTTCAAATGGGTAGCCTTTACCAAAAACTAATACATCCTTACTACCCAACCCCTCAGTGTCCCAATACCATGGACCTGGCGTATGTTTCATATTCACCTCTGTGGCTTGCTGCCAAAAGAAGGCCGACTATGCGGCCTCAGTCATCACCATCTTCGTCATCGTATTCTTCATCATCTGGAAGTGACTCAGTTTCCAGCTGATCGAACCATTCAATGTATTGCTCTGCCATTTCCCGTAAATCACGTGCCGCCCCCGCCTCTCCAGCAGAAAACTCATTGATGTTTTGCGCGTTACCTATCTTTTCCAGACAACCGGAGAAATCATCTGCCGTGTTTCTGAACAGGCAATAGCTCATAGAACCCATAACTACCTCGCTGTTACGTTATTAGACTTGCGATGACCAGCTGCGTATAAGCTGACCTCAGGCAGACATACCGAGCCACCTTCAACTTCCTTCTGACGCGTTCCTGCAAGCGAAATGGCTCGTGTCACGCGCTCACTACAGCCTTCAGACAGCCGTGAAAATGCACGGTCAATCTTTTTACAGTAGGCTTTAACTTCTAACTTCTGAGCTGCTTTCATGGCGTTGTATGCAGCCATACGGCGTTGATTTCTGTTCATGGGTATTCCTCAGTGAATGCTTTGGTGCAAGCGCCGAAACCTATTTCAAGTTTCGTATTTCAATCGGCTTCTCAGTCCGACCCGATGTCTGAATGGGTCTAAGCTCCACCGAACGCTTGCCCGAAGCATTCACTTCGGCCTGTGTATTCACAGGATTAAATTTTTAAAGAGCCCGAACTCAGTTCCTTGTTCGTGTTCAGCGTCCTGCTGATGGCTTAAATATAAAACTATAGTTGTAATGATGTCAACAACCATGGTTGTAAATATTTTGAGTTCGGTTGTTTTGTGGTTGTTTTATATAGGAATAAAGTTTTATTTGAGCAATAAAAAAGCCCCATGAAGGGGCTTGAGAATAGTAAATTTTTGTTACCAGAGGGTGGATGACCAAAATACCCTTCCGATCACCTCTACACTTTCGATAGCTGCCTCCTCGTCAGGCCATTCTGCTGAGTTGTAGCTGCGAATTGTTAGAGTCTCAGGACCGGTTCTGTAAAGCAGTTTCAGCCGTTTCCACCCACCCTGGTTGATAGCATATAGCTTGCCATCGACGATTTTCTTGTCATTGCAATTTACAGCTACCGTAGTCCCTTCCGGGATGACAGGCTCCATGCTATTGCCGTGTGCAGGAAAGCAAAGAACGCCTGAGCCATCCGTGTTTATTCCTTTGCGACGAAGTGTCGCTTTTGAGAAACGAAGCATAAATCCGTTATAGTCCTCATCAACAAAGCTGCCATCACCACATGCAAACTCAATATCCTTGAGGAAAGGGACTTCTACTTCATCCGCGCTTATAGGTGTGTCGTGGTCCCATGGATCAACACGATTCCAATCGCTCTGCGGAGGAATATCCGAGTCAGGGTGATGCTCTGTACTTCCATCGCCTTTCATCGGACCGATTTCTTCAGCGAGCCATTCAGGACGTACACCCAAGGCTCTGGATATCTCAATAATCTTAGTTGAGCTTTTAGCGTTTCCAGAGGTGAGTTTCTGAATTGCAGCCTGACTCGCTCCAGCTTGTTTAGCAAGAGCCGCCTGAGTCATGCCAGCCTCACGCATGGCTAGCTTTAAACGTTGTGCGAGTGTCATTTTCATGCCGTGAAAATACAACCTAAGTTTTGATGGGTCAAACAACCAAAGTAGTTGCAAAATAACAACCAAGGTTTTATATTGGTAGTTAGGATACAACGGAGGTGGTTTTATGAATCCTGTAATTAAAACCGCCATTGCTATTGTCGGCACGCAGAAAGAATTAGCTAAAGCGTGCGGAGTAAGCCAAGCAGCTGTACAGAAATGGCTGCACGGCAAGGCAAAGGTGGCACCACAAAACGTAGCGTCACTTGTAGATGCTACCGGAGGAAAGGTTAAGGCACATCAGGTGCGACCAGATCTCCCTAGCTTGTTCCCTAACCCGGACAAAGCAGCTTAAGCAGTACCGCTCTTTAATAATCTGCCTCCCTCGGAATACCAGGGAAACCAACGCATCAACCGATGCGTATTTACTTATTAACTAAGGAAAATATTAATCAATGGAACTAGCAAAAGACAGCAAAAAGGTACGCGAAGTGGAAACAGAGCTTCGTGCCCGACTCGTATCAATGGGTCAGACAAATTTCGCAAAGATGGCGGGATGGGCTGATTCAAAGGTGAGTCGATTAAACATCCACGATATGGCGGTGACGTTCGTTCTTCTGGAGAAAGTCTGGGAGACAAGCCTGATTCGTGAAGTGGCAAGGCAGGCTATTGCAGCTGTGATGCCAGAAAGCAAAAAACGCCCAGCGGTAACTGAGCGTTTAGAGCAAATCACATTGGATTTTTGAGTCACTGTGTTACGTCAACAACACTAACTACAGGAGATATTTTAATGCGAAAGCGTAAAAAGTACCAGGAAAAAGAAGAGATTCGACACCCTGATTCACCTGAAGGATTAGTGAATACAGCTGCCAATAACCGGGCGTTCGCAGAGCGTCTTATTGGCGTTTACAGACTAGCCAAAGCAGGAGTGAAGAATGGGCGTCGTTAAGTTAGCTGACTACAGGCATAACCCTGTACAACCGCAGGAGGCATCCAGTATGGGGTATGTCTCTATACACCGCCAGTTTATGGACAGCAGACTCTACAAGGACTCTCAGGCAGTACATCTTTGGCTTCACTTAATCCTCAAAGCTAATCACGAATCAGCCGTTGTAAACACAGACATCGGACCGGTAACTGTTGATCGCGGGCAGATGCTTACCGGACGTCCAACCCTGGTAAGCGAAACATTCATTCCTGATAACAAAGTTCGAAGCCTGCTACGGACTTTCGAGGCAAAAGGAATGCTGAATATCAGCTCTATGGGTAAGAAATTTAGCCTGATTACAATCGTTAAATATGACGATTTCCAGACAAAAAATTGTCCAACGGTTGTCCAACGGTTGTCCAACGAAAGCACCAGTGTTGAAGCGCCTCTCAGCGGGGATTGTCCAACGGTTGTCCAACGGTTGTCCATAAACAATAAGTATTTAAATAATAACTTACTACCTAAAGGTAGTAAGTATGTCGCCGCATCCGATGAAAGCCTTTCTGGCAAGACGCAAAGATTATCCTGCGAGGAAGTCTGGCAAGCGCTGAAGGAATGCGTACCAGATGCCAGAGGTTGGAACACGTTAACCCCTAAGCGAAGAACGCTTATCCAGAAGTTCTGGCGAGAAGTAAAACCTATTGCCAAGCAACTTGGTGACACGGAGCCATTTGGCATGCAGGCGTTCCGACAGTATCTGGAATACATCCATCTTTCATGCCGCTGGATGTTCGAATCACGCCCTGACCAGAAAACAGGGAAGACCTGGCAGAAACGTAATTACGAATTCATTTTGAACTCTGAGCTGTATGCGCAGGTTCGCGAAGGAGAGCGAGATGACCGATAACCTGTTTGCGCCACCACACAGCATTGAAGCTGAGCAGGCAGTCATTGGTGGTTTGCTTCTGGATGACGACAGCAGCGAGAGAACGCAGAAGGTTCTTTCCATCCTCAAGCCAGAGTCATTCTACAGCCGACCTCATAAAGTCCTGTACGAAGAAATGACCCGCATGTACCGCGAGCAGAAGCCAGTCGACGGACTAACTCTTTTTGACGAGCTTGAACGTAAAGGACTGACAGAATCAGTGGGTGGATTCGCCTATATCGCTGAGATCGCCAAGAACACCCCAAGCGCAGCAAACATCGTTGCCTACGCAATGCAGGTACGCGAGACGGCTATGGAGCGCTTTGGTATTCAGCGCATGACAGAGGCCACAGAACTTCTCTACGCCCGCAACGGCATGACGGCCACCCAGAAGTACGAAGCTATTCAATCTCTCTTCACACAGCTTTCTGACCACGCCAAAACAGGATCACGGAAAGGACTTCGCTCTTTCGGTGAGGTTATGGATGACTGGGTAGGTGATTTGGAGAAACGCTTCGATCCATCTGGTGAACAGCGTGGCATGAGTACCGGAATCCCATCACTGGACAGGATGCTTGCTCCTAAGGGACTGGTTAAGGGCTCTCTGTTCGTCATCGGCGCTAGACCTAAGATGGGTAAGACCACGCTATACAGCCAGATGGCAATTAACTGCGCTATCCGTGAGAAGAAACCTGCATTGATGTTCAGCCTTGAAATGCCAGGCGACCAGATTCTGGAAAAGCTGGTAGGCCAGAAGTCAGGGGTTAACCCGAGCATTTTCTACATGCCTGTCACTGACGATGCTGACGAAGCATATCAGGGTGACTATGACGGTGACTTTAAGAAAGCCATCAACACAGCTCACCGGCTGAGTGAAATCGACATGCTCTACATCGACGACACTCCGGGATTATCTCTGGCACATATCGTTAGCGAAAGCCGCAGGATGAAGCGTGAGAAAGGATGCGTAGGGATGATTCTTGTCGACTACCTGACGCTAATGACCGCTGAAAAGGCAGACCGAAACGACCTGGCTTACGGGATGATCACAAAGGGGCTAAAGAACCTAGCCAAAGAACTTGGTTGCGTTGTGGTTCTGCTGACTCAGCTTAACCGTGAACTGGAAAAGCGTGTTAACAAACGACCTCTCCCTAGCGATTCCCGCGATACAGGGCAGATTGAGCAGGACTGTGATTACTGGGTTGGCATTCATCGCGAAGGGGCATTTGACGACTCAGTTCCCCCGGGCGAGACAGAGCTTATCCTGCGCCTTAACCGACATGGAAACACCGGCACCGTTTATTGCAATCAAGTCAATGGCGCTATCTACGACACTGACCAGCAGCAGGCAGCAATGAAGCGGCGAGAACACGAAGACAAACCCAAAAAGAAAGGGGGCTTCTAGTGAACACACGAGACAAAATACTCAACCACCTTGAAACAAACATTCCCACCTCAGCACCACAATTCGCAAAGCTTCTCAAATGCCAGAAATCACACATCAACCTGCTACTGCGTGACCTTATCGCAGATGGACTGGTTTAGGTTGAGCGCATCAGTAACAGCGTTAAGCACTACCGGTTAGCGCCACTCCATCACGAGCGCACAGAAGCTGTCCTGCGCTATCTGGACGAGCATGAAACCGGAATGGCAGTAGAGATATCCACAGCAACAGGAATCGACA